AGGTGAGTAGAGTAAACTCCCAGTAAATGACGCTCAGGTGCGCTCGAAGTAGTTTACGGTAAATTCAACCTCGATGGTTTGTACATCGCCGCTCTCACGGTCAACGTCGGCAGTTGTGATGCTCACAAACTGACACTCGTAGCAGATGTACTGACCGCCGCCAGGGGCAGAGCCCTCACCGATACAATCACGCGGGGTGATGGTGATGGTGACGGGATTACAGTTGTAATCAAGCCAGAACTGTTCGAGGGTTTTGAAGATTGTCGGGTCGTAGGGAGCAGTCAGAGTTACGTTGTCTGCTGTCCGTGGTCCAACAACGTGGTACAGACGGTTGCCTGTGCCGTTAGCGTAGGTGCTGCTGTCCGAGGAATCATTGATTCCACTAAATTGTGTGAAAACCGCTGTGAAAGTCGGTCCACCAAGGGCAGTGAAGCTTACTTCGTACTGCGCCTTTGTGATTGGGCGAAGAATAGCCATGATAACACCTCCTTAGTATTCCTTCCTAATCAGGACAGGATGTCGGTGATCATAGCTCCCGAACCGATCAGACCGGTGGAGCCGAGGCCCACCAGGTTTACAACGCGCTCAACGGTGATTTCAGCGCGGACCACACGACGCTCACGGATGTAGTACTCAGGACGAACGGCGGGGGTGCCGGTCAGCTGGTAGGTGTAAGCGAAGGCAGGGGTAGCAGCGTTAGCGCCACCAGCAGGCATCACGGAGTCAGAAGGACCGTTCGGGCTGTAGAACAGCAGGATGCCGTTCTCAGGGAACACGGGCATCAGCTGACCGTCGGTGGCCAGATAACGACCCTCAGCCACACGCAGACCGCGCTCGAGACCGAAGTAACGGGCCAGCATGTCGGTGTCGATGCTGTCAGCGGTGGTGTACTTGATACGCTCAAGGATCGCCTGGTTGGTCAGCAGCTGGTCGAACACAGCTGTTCCCACAACCATGGAGTTCGGACGAATACCGATCTGGTTAGCGACGGAGCGCTTCAGAGTCAGAACGTCTTCGATCGGGTTGGAAACCAGGGAAGACCAAGCAGCAGGACCAGAAGCAGTGCCGTAGGCGGTGTTGAAAGTGGTCCAGCTGGTGAAGCCCAGACCGTCTTGGCTACCGGCGACACCAGAGGTGGGCTCGTAGGGGTTGTAGGTGCCGGTTACGGTAACAGCCTGAGACACGGTGTACTCATAGGCGTTCATCAGGCGGGACATTGCGTTGCGAGTTTCGATCGCACGCAGGTCAACCTGAGCGGGGCCTTCACCGGCGTTCTCGATTACTTCTTCCGGCAGTTCCCAAGCCACCACTTCTTGCTCGAGAGCATAGGGCTCCGAGTCGTAACGGCTTTGAACGTAAGGAATGTTGGTGCCATACGCACGACGGAAGTCGTTGATGGCAAACTGCTCCTTGCCGAAGCGCAGGATCCGGCCAGCACGGGTCGGGGTGTCAACTACGGGGGCAATAAAGTTGGCGATGTTGGTCGCCGGGAGCATGAAACCCTGTGCAAGTGTAGTCAGAATAGGATCTACACCTGCATAGGTTTGTTGCAGGTTCATCATGGGAGGAAATCTCCGAAGTCTTTGTCTTCAAATGTGTGCACACAGGGCTGGGGCTTACACCGTCTAACGATTGCCCAGCCAAGTATTAGCCTAACTAAAACTCAAGCGAAGGATACCAGCACCAGGCGGCGACCGCCGATGTTCACGTTCTCGCGAACGGTAGGCTGAGTGCCATCATACAGAACAGCGGTGCCAGTGTCAGTGGCTTGACCCAGACCGTTCACTTGCAGCTGAGTGTTGATGATGATGGGGGCAGCAGCGGGATCAACTTCGATCAGGAGCAGACCGGAAGTGGCCACAGTCAGCTGACGAGCGGTGTAAGGCTGAGCCAGAGCGGTCGGCATGTAGGCCTGGTTAACACCCACGATGTTACCGGTCCAGTTAGCGGGGACCAGAGCGTCAGGGGCGGCGGCGATATTGGGGCCAGCGGAAGTCACGTAGGTAACAACGCGCAGTTCGCCAATTTCTACAACACCGACGTTGGTGCCAATGGCGGCATCAAGGGGGGAACCCACTTGGGCGTCCACAGCCGCCTCCCAAGTCTCAGCGTAACGGATGTATTGACGGCCATAAATTGGTCCGGAATTTGTCGCCATGTTTTTGTCCTCAAATAGTAGACTTCAATGTTTGAACTTTATGTGCCGAGTTAGAGCACCGGGAGAAGTAACCAGCTCACAGTGAGGGCACTTTCTCCTTGGTTGGGTAATCGACCCATGAGGTAGTTTCCCAGGAACGTAACCCTCGCCAGGGCACGTATGGGACCTTTTGTTGTTTAGTCCGTTGTTCCAGTAAGGCATAGATCCGGTGACTGATCCACCTTTAGCTTTGTCTTCTTTACTTTGAGCCAGGGCTCCTGCTCGACCATTTGCGGACTTTTGCTCAGATGTGGTTGAGTTATTGTAGTCCGTTATGTTTTTCAAGGCCGCAGGTAAGAACTTCTCACTCAGTTGTTGGCCGAGTTTAGCAGCTTTTCTTCGGGCCTGTTCGACCGTCCAATCACCTGATAAAACATTGGCCGCACAACAGTCGTAATAGTCGCCTGTTTCCCTATATCTGAGACGGTGCATAAAAGCGTGCATCGCTTTATTCACCCTCACCAGATTATCCGGATCGTCAGTTCCGCCAGCGTGTTTAGGGACGAGGTGGTGTTCGTGGTAGTGGATTTTCATGCCAGTATTTTACCCTTAGCGGTACTCGATGTAACAACGACACCGGTCATAGCAGCGGCAGCCTTTCCCAGGCATTGGCAATTCGCCAACAGGTGTCCAGCCTTGTTCGCCGTAGTTCTTACAGTCTACGCAAACTCTTTTATCTTGTTTTGCAACCCTGCGCATTTCCTTGAAGCCCATGTCTTGGGCCACCATGAACTCGCCAAGGCTGTAAAAAGCAAAAGTCGGTGTTGCCAGATAGCGAGATACTCGCTCCGCTAGGGATGGCCAAGTTCGGCCTTGGGCTCTTTGCTGTGTGGCCTCTTGGATTCCTTCCTCTTCGGGATTGACTCCTTCGAGCACATCAGCATCGAGGTCGATTGCTCCGGGTACAGCACCTAGCAGATCGTAGTCAGCGAAGTCTACAGTTTGGTCTCCAAGGCGCAGCACACCAGAATCGATATATTCTTTAGTCTCTGCTAAAAACTTTGTGAGAGGAGGGAGCATGTCACCCACAATAATGGGCCAACATTTTTCCAGCTTCTGATTGATTTTTCCGTCTTTGATGCCAAGGATACAAGCGGCAAGAGCGGAAATGAGGGTTTTGTCCAAGACTGTTCTCTCGTACTCACCCCATTTCATCAGCTTGTCGCGTAATCCTTTCACTAGGCCAAGGGACTCTGCCTTCATCCGTTCTTCCAGACGGGGCTGCTCTTTGTATTTTCGAGCGAGAGTTTTGGCCTGTTCCATATAGTCGGATCTCCGCTTGGTAGCCATTCCGACCATTGAGAGGAGATCCATAACTACCTCAGCTAAACATAGCCTTCTTCAGAGCTTCCACGTAGTCCATTTGGCCTTCGGAAGCTTCAACCATTTTGAGAGCGCGGGCGTGGGGGTCCAGATCAGCTTCTTCAGCGTACTGGAAAGTGCCACCGGCAACTTCACCGAAGTGAACCATCGGAGGCAGGTTGCTCAGCAGGTTCAGCAGCTTGGTAGCAGCAGTCTCGCCTTCAGAGAATTCGAGAGTGCCAAACTCCAGGCCCTCAACATAAGAGAGAAGCTCTTGTTCAGGCATGATACCGTCGGTCAGACGACCTTCGGTGTACAGATGACCGATAGCCTCGGCCATTTGCATCCGACGGAAGTTCATCTTCTCCTGACGGTTGCGATTCTCGAGCTCAGCGTACTTTTGCTTCAGGTTGGCCAGCTCTTCAAACATGGCAGACATATTCATGCCTTGATCCACGCTGCTCATAGAGCGCATGGGGCTGCCATAGCTCATGCCGCAATGGTCAACGGAGTATTCACCTTCTCCGTAGCTCTCTTCACCCTCATCCACACCGTCGTCGCCTTCGCCTTCCTCATAAGTGGAGCCAAAACCGGTCTTAGTGTAGGGGTCTTTCTTCTCACCATGCTCCTCAGCATAGACGCCGCCAGATTTCTTCGAAACCTCAGCAGGGTCAGTCACTGTGTCCATAGCGCCAGGCTTCAGTTGCTTGGACTTGGAAGGCTTACCATCGCCAATGTCCTCCCGGAGCTTGCTCAGGGAAGCTTCGCCATAGGCGCCGCCAGGACCAACGGTCTCAGCAGCCTCATCCACCTCATCCATAGCGCCGGGAGTCAGCTGCTTGGACTTGGACTTGGGCTCGCCCTTGTAGGATTCAGCAAAAGCACCGCTAGGACCAACGATTTCGCCAGGTGTGTCGGTGTCGTCCATAGCGCCAGGGGTCAGCTGACGGCTCTTGGACTTTTTGCCATCACCGATTTCGCCACGCAGGGTTTCCAGGCTGGCTCCGCTATCAGCGTCGTCAGTCTCATACTCAGCATGCTCAACGGTCTTGCTAGCAGACATTCCCTTGCGAGCGGTGGTTACACCCTCATCTCCGGTCATTTCGTCAGCTTGAGGCTCAGCATAGAGCAGGTCGTGAGTTTTCACGCCCTTGGCACGGGCATCAGAGGACTTCTGACGCAGAACGCGCATGTTCTTGTCGCTCATGACATTGGTCATGCCAACAGCAAACACCTCGTCATCGGGCATTTCCTCGGTCTCGGTTGGGATCTTGGTTGCGGTTTCATCACGACCGTAAGGGTCGGTGCCAGAGGATACTTTAGGACGATTCGGTTCCGGATAGTCCTCGGCGCCGTCATCATACTGGTCCATGTTGGTCACTTGATCGTAACCATCTGCCTGGCCTGCCCAGCGGTCGCCATCCTGATCAAACTCGTTTGCCTTGGCAGTGTGCATACGGTCACGCTCTTGCTCACCGTTCTCTGCGGTGTGCATACGGTCGCGATCTTGCTCGCTGCTCTTGGCGGTTTTCATTCGGTCAGAGCCATTGCCGCCACCGGGGGCCTTACCGGTCTTCATCCGGTCAACGTAACCGTTTTCAGTAGAACGAGCGGTGTCGTAACGGCCTGTAGGATCTTCCGCATGGTCAGCAGAGCCGGGGCCACCGTCACCGCCGTGGCGCTTTTGAACACCGCTGTCGGTCATGTCATCCTCGGCATGCTTGGCGTCCATTTCCTCGCCTTTGCCTTTCTTTTTCTCGATTTGCTTTTTGAAAGCTTCGGGAAGTTCTTTGTGTGCTTCGTCGTAGACATTCTCTACAACTTGCATGACTTGGCCGTGGGCACCTTTAGCGTGCTTCCGGCTGATTTTTCCTTGTTCCATAAATTCCTCTTCCGGAAATTGAGTTTCGAGGTCAGCCGTCTGCTGAGCGATTTCAGTTCCTTCGCGACCCACGTTTTTGGTAGATTCCTTGAATTGGGGAGCGTCAGGATTGGCCATCTGTCCGAGCTCGGGTTGCTCCGTGACGGACGAGGTGGTGACTTCTTCCATTTGCTCGGTAGGTTGTGCTTGTTGGTTGCCTTGTAGTTCTTTTACCGCACTTGACACATCCTGACGGACTTCATCAAGCTTCTCTCGGAGCATCTCCAACGGGCTCTTTTCCACGATGAGCGTGGGGCCGAGTTCCTCATCGAAGATATCCGAGGGAGCGAGAGCTACGGCAAAGTCGTAAACTCCCTCCACCTCCGAGAAGGAGAAGGGTTCTAAACCTTTTACCGCCGGGGGAGAGGCCCCCAGCAAGGCAAGGTGTCGGGCACTCCACTTACCCTTGTGGGGATTTATTGCGGAATCAGGAGAATAAAAGGAGATCGAAACCTTGCGGTAGTGACCATCTTTTACCAAATCCTTGGCGGTATCCGTGAAGGCAACGTCGGCATACAAATTGCCTCCCTGCTCGGTGAATCCTTTGATCCAACCGTAGGCAGGAAGGCTGTCGTTGTCGCCAGCGTGACCGATTACAAGGGGAGCTTCATGGATCGAGGGATCATACGTTTCCACCACTTGCTTGAGGTCTCTGTCAGAGAAATGTCTCTGGACCCCTTGGGCAGAAGTTTGATCACCTGCTTTGAAGACGTGGATGCGTTTTGTAAACACCGTGTTATTTAGTGACCCATTGTTCTGTTTTTACCCTACTTGCGATCCATCTCAACAGCTTCATCTTCGCTGATTTTTTGGTTGCCGAATGGCTTTTCTTCTTCGTCGGAGATACTTTCTTCGGGCTCATTGTCCCAGAGATAGTCCAACTCTTCGTCAAGACTTGTCTCAGGTCCGGTTTGCCCTTCCTCGATGGCACCGAGTTGTTCCTCCGGAGTGGGTTCACCGATGGCGTCAGACTGCCCCTCCTCGGGAGCGGCTCCGGCTGGCATTGCCATGGTATCAGCTGCTTCCTGAATATCTCCAGCAGCAGCTTGCTCTTGTTGAGGGGAGGGTTGAGCGCCGGCCTCGTCCCCAAAGATCGATCCGAAAAGATCTTGATCTTGCTGTGGGTCAAAGGTGGTCCCCTCTTCTGCCTCTTGCTTCTGGCTCTTTTCCTCAAGCTCCACACGGAAGTGACGCTCAATCCATTCCTTGCGAGGAGTGTATCCAGACTGAATCAGCAGGGACACGTCAGGCATTGTGAGGGGAGATTCCTCGATGCGGAACTCACGAGTCAAGTATGGAGCAGCAACGTCCATGCCGAAGTTGAGATCCACGATCCAGCGAACAAGGGTCTGTGTCAGCGTCTGAGACAGCATCTCAGAGATTTCGCTAGCACGTACCACACGAATGGTGTTAGCAACTTGCGAGGAAGCACGAGAGCCAGATTCAGCCTGTCCGGCTTCATCTTCGCCACAGATTACCAGGGAAATTTCTTTGTCAATGTAGTCAATCAGGTTCTTGAAAACCTCAGGAGACCCGGTGGGAACCACGAAATCAAGTTCGTAGCCCTCGGGCAAAATCATTGCCGTTTCTTGGGAGAGATTGGATAGGTGACTGTAGAGCGTATCCAATTCTCGAGTGCTCGCTGAGAGCGGGGCTTTTGCAACAGCAGTCGGCGTCGCGTAACGGTCGCCGTAGAGCACGTAAGACTCGATGGCACGGCGCCGAAACTTGACGAGAGGATAAAGAATGCGACCGAGAGCAGCACCGTATGGGTCGCCGTTGTGCGAAACATAATACCTCGACACAATAAATTTTCTCTGAGGCAACTCAACGCCCTCAAACATACGGTTGAAGGTCAAGCATCTCATTGTAAAACCGTTTACAGCGTCCTGCTCTTCTTGGAACACAAATCGCCGTTGATCCCTCATTCTCACATCGAAAGGAATAACTCCCCTCTTGGTTTTTTTCCACATAATCTCTCCAACGGAGAAACCAGTAACCATAGCCTCTGCCATTCCGACATAAATGTCGTCAAGGGGCATTTCTTCCAGGACCTCAGCGACAAAGTCGCGCACTGCGAGGTCGCCGGGCTTATCTGAATATTGTTGAACGAACCAAGGTCTTGATGTTACTTCTTGCAAAAGTTTTCTAAAACACGCTTGTACTTGCTCATCATAAAGCAAGCGTTGATAGACAACAAGCGCGCGGTTTCCGCCCTTACTGATGAGCAAATCATCGTTCGGACGAACAATGGTATTCCCCTGCCCCGTAAAGGGGGAGGAACTACCGAACATGTATATTGACGATAAATTGTAAGGATCACTTACGTATCTCGCAACTTCCCCACTAGGGACCGGAGCAGTGCGGAATCTTTGTGCCATTACTTTTTCCTCCGGAGCATACCACTAACCCAACCTTCGCCGGGACAATACAGGGATCTTTTCTGTTGGGACCCGTTATTCCACCAACCCCAACCAAGTTGGTGTCCTTGCTTAGACACACCATGCAGATGCCCGCGAACCCAACCTTCTCCTGGGCAAGTTGCAGAACGGACAGAGTTTAACCCGTCATTCCACCAGATTGCTGTGAAGGTTTCCGGCATGGTCAATCTACCAAGAACCCAACCTTCTCCTGGGCATTCATTGCTTCGGCGGTCTTCTTTTCCGTTA